ACTGGTAGCCGCTGGCCAGGGCCGCTGTGCCGATGATGCTGCCGGACCAGGACAGGCTCGCCTCGCGCTGGCGCAGGCGGTGCAGCCGGTATTCGTAGGCGATGTCCACCCGGTTGATCATGTCCCGGCGCCTCGGAAGCTCTATGCCGGGCGTGGCGTGGAGGATGTCGTCGGCGGTAAAGGTGCGCCAGATGTCCAGACCGTCCCAGTCGGTCACGCGTAGGCCGCCGTGGGCGCTGGCGTCCAGGCTGGCTGTCCGGCTCTCCATGCGAGCCTGGGCGTATTGCCAGCGATCATCCAGGGTGCCATGGGCGGCGACTGAATAGCTCCCGCCGGTGAGAGCGTCCACTTCCGCCTCGGTCATGGCCGCCACCGTCTGGTGCAGATCGTCGGCGCAGTCGAAGCGCACCAGACGCTGGACCGGGTCATAGGCCGCCTCGTCCACGCGGCCGGTAAACAAGCGGCTGGGCACGGAAACACCGCCGATCACGCGGATCAGGTCGATGGCCACCTCGGCGCCTGTCCAGCTCACCGGATTGATGGCGCCGGATGGCGGCGTCATGGCCCAGGTAGCCACCCGGCTGGCGCCCTCCTCCGCATCGACTTCCACCGCGCCGGTGACGCGAGCCGTGACGTCAACCCCGCCCAGGCTCACGGCCAGGGCCCAGGCTTTGGTATCGAGGCTATCGACAACGGAAACCCGGATGGGCGCGGTGACCACCGCCGCCGCCCGCACCGTTACCGTGATAGGCGCCGTGGGCGTGCCCGGCGCGGATTGGACTGTCACCGTGATGGGGGCGGTGACCTGTTCGCTGGCGGCCGTGTAGGTGGTTGAAATCAAGCTGGCCAGGCCATCCGCCTGGATGCTGGTGGGTGTGATGGGCAGGCTGGCGATCTGGGTCAGGCTGGTGATGGGGCTGGTGGTGTTGCCCATCCCGAGCTGGCCGTTGTTGTTGTAGCCGCAGCCCCACAGGGTGCCGTCTGTCTTTTGGGCCAGCAGGAAGTTGTAGCCGGCGTCCACACGTTGCCACACGCTCCCGCTGCCGACTTGCACAGGCGCATACTGGGTGCTGGTCGATCCGTTGCCCAGGGAGTAGTAAGCGCCCGCACCCCAGCTCCACAGCGTGCCGTCCGATTTGATTGCGTGGCTGGTCAGCCTGCCCGTCGCAATCACTGTCCAGGCGGTGCCGCTGCCTATCTGCGTTGGGGTTGATGCTGAACTGCCGCCCAGGCCGTTGGCGCCCCACGTGTAGTCGCCCCAGCCCCACAGGGTGCCGTTGCTCCTTCGGGCAATGGCAAATTGAGACCCGGCGGCCACGGCCGACCAAAGTGTGGATGACGTGGCTTCCTGGACCGGCGTGGTCTGCGATCCTCCGGTCGTCCCTTTGCCTACCTGTCCCGCGTCGTTGACGCCCCAGCCCCACAGGGTGCCGTTGGTTTTGATGGCATACCCGTTGTCCGGGCCGGCGGCGATGCTGGCCCAGTCCGTGGCGCTGCCGATCTGGGTGAGGGTGGAAACCGGGCTGGTGGTATTGCCCTGGGCGCACTGGCCCAGCACGTTTCGCCCGCAGGCGTAGATCTTGCCGTTGGTCTTGCGCGCCAGCATAAACCAGTCGCCCAGGGCCACGTCGGCCCAGTCCGTATCGCTTCCGATCTGGGTTGGTGTGGTGTAGCTGGCGTTCGGCAGGCCGAGCTGCTTGTAAGTGTTGTCTCCCCAGCCCCACAGGGTGCCGTCGGTCTTGATTCCGACGCCGAACTGGTTGGCGTCGTAGGTGTTGTGCCGCACCACCGTCCAGTCGTGATTGCCAACCTCGACGAAGCTGATGCGCTGGGTGGCGTCGCCCAGTCCCAGGTCGTACTCGCTGTTCTTGCCGGTGGCGTAGACGATCAGGGCCATCCTACTCTTCCAGGGTAAGTTCCCAGCCCACCACGACGCCACGGGCGTCGAAGTTGGTCCGTGGGCGTGACGTGGCAACCACCGTCAACACGGGGAAATACACGACCACGTAGCGGCTTGCGCCTGCAACAGCGGCGAATGTCACGGTATCAACAACAATGCTGATGGCCGTGCGCACGTATTCGCCGTTGACCACCGCGTAGCCAATCGGCGGGAAGTCCGATCTTCGCGCGGACGGCAATGTGGCCGTCGTGGATGCCGTGCTCACTTCCATCGGCGCGGCGCAATGCAGGCTCATGGCAGCGTCATAGTCCAGGCTGGCCAATCCAGGGGGTAGACGGCCACTGCCGACCAATGTGGTCCGCCACTTGCGCCAAGCGGTTTGGATGATGGGCGCTCCGCTGGCCGCGCGGCGCAGGGAACGGCCTCCGTTCACATCCTCATAGGACTGGCTCAGGCCGGCGGCGGCGCCGTAGGGTATTTCCAGACCACCCAAAATCACGTTGTAGGGTTTAGGCATCACCGACCTCCCAGTTTGGATGCGGCGCGGCGGATGTTGGCGACATCGTCCGCGATGACCGTGGCTGGAATCTGCAAGGGGTTGTCCAGCAAGTCCTGGCGGACGATGTCCAGGGCGCGCTTCAGGTCTTCGGCGATGGCGTCGGTGGCCAATGGGATCTTGATGGGGTCCATGCCGGCCAGTTCCTGTTTCATGAGTTCCAGGTTCTGCTGCATGAGGGTGCGGGTGCTCTCGGCGGTGGCCTGGCTGGCTTGTTCGATCTGGATGGCCAAGTCTTCCAATTGCTTGGCCAGCCAGCCGGTTTCGAAGGACGGGGCCCCGGCTGCGGCGGCGTCGCGCAGTTGCTGCTTGGCCTGGTCAAGCAGGGTTTTCGCGCCTGCGGCATCGCCGCCGGCGAATGAACCCCGGGCCTGGGTCAGGGTGGTGGTGACATCCAGGCCGGTGGGTGTGGCGTCCGTTCCGGAGGCCCGGGCCAGGTCGTTGCGCAGGCTGGCGTAGTCCTGCTGGATGGTACGGATGCGGCCCTTGAAGCCGCTGATGTAATCGTCCAGAGGTTTCAGGTCGAAAGCCTTGCGCATGGTCTCCTGGAGCTTGCGGGCGTCTTCCGGGCTGATAAAGTCGTCCACGGTCAGGCCGCCGCCCGGAGTGGCGTTGGCGGGTGGCTTGGCGACTTCGGCCTTGAATTCCAGGATGCGCTTTTCCAGCTTGTCCAGTTCGGATCGTGCCTTTTCGGCGTCGGCTTTCATGGCGTCGCCAATGGCGCCAGCGCCTTCCAGGTCGCCACGGGCCAGGGCGGCAAGCTGGGCGGCAATGCCGCCGATTTCTCTGCCAACCCCTTCGAACACGAAGGCCACGTTGGCCCACAAAACGGCGATGGTCTGGCCGATGGTGCCGGCCTGGCCCAGCCCGGCCAGAACCTTGTCGAAACCTTCCAGGCCTTTGCCGGCCTCCAAAGCGTTGGCCGCCAGTTCGGTGAAGGCCTGGGCAATGGGCAACAGGGCTGTTTGGGCTGTCTGACCTAGTTCGTCCAGGGTGTCGTTGAACTTGGCGGAGGATTCGGCCAGGGCGGCCATGCGTTCGGCGTAGGGGCCGGATTCGGCGGCCTGGCGGCGCAGGGATTCGCCGCCCTGGGCCAGCAGGGGCATCAAATCTGCGTAGCTTTTTCCCAGGACGCGCATAGCCAGGGCGTTGCGTTCGGCGGGGTCGGCAGTGGCGGCGATGCGGTCGGCCAGTTGGGCGAAGGCCTCCACCGGGTCCCGGGCGGTGATGCCCAGGGCGGCGGCCTCTTCCCGGTTGTTGGCCATGTAGATGCTCAACTTGCCCAGACCGGCGCCCAGGCCTTGCAGGTCGGTGTCGGCCAGCTTGGCGGCGAGTTGCAGGCTGGCCAGGCTTTTGACGCTGGCGCCGGTGCGGGTGGCCAGGTCGTTGAGACCGTCGGCGCTGTCGATGATGCCCTTGATGACCGTGACGAAGCCGGCCCCGGCGCCGGCGGCGCCCAGCAAGCCGAAGGCCTTGCCGATGCCGCTGAACGCGGCCTGCATGCGCTGTGCGCTGCGTTCGGCCAGTTGCACCGAACGGCCCAGGTCCTGCTCGATGTTGGCCAGGCGGGCGTTGAGGTCGATGGTCAGGGAGGCAAAGGCCACGTCAGTCCTTTTTTCTCATGGTCTGGAGGGCGGCGGCTTCCAGGGTGCGCAGGTCTTCGAACAGTGCCGGCCAGTCGGCCCGGGGCTGGTTGTGCAGGCGAAAGACCACGGGGAGCACGCCGTAGTCCAGCCCGACCGGGCCAGCGAAGCCGATCCGCCATTGGGTGCTGAGGCTGGCGAAAACAGCGACGGGGACCAGGTTTTCCGGCCAGAGACCCAGGGGCCGGGCTTGCTGGGCGAAGTCGCCGGGTTCCAGGCCGAAAGCAGCCAGGGCTTTCACGTCGGTTTCAGGCGGCCGGCCGTAGAGCCGGCGGGCCGCCTCGATCAGTTTCCCCGGCGGGCCCCGGCCAGGCCCTGGAGGAATCCCAGGTACAGTTCTTCGGCGGCCCGGTGGTGGTTGTCCAGCAGGCGGGACAGGGCCTCACGGCTGAAGGGCTGGTCGGTGTTTTCCCAGCCGGCCATGACTTCCAGGAGGATGTCCAGCTCGTCGGATTCCGGGCGCATGGCCACTTCGGTCCGCCAGCGGGCCAGGCGCTCCTTGCCCATGTGCCGGTAGACCACCCGCAGGGGCCGGGACTCGCCGCCGGGGGCGGTGAGGGCCACGTCCCAGGCGAAGGTGGGGGCCGGGTCGAGGGTGAACAGGTTCGCGGCCATGGTCAGGAGGCGTAGCGGACAAAGCCGTTGACGATGGACAGGTCCAGGGTGGTCTCCAGGTAGTCGGAGAAATCCGGGACTTCCTTGATGCTCACGTAGGCCGAGAAGTAGATCTTGGCGCCGTTGGGCAGCAGGATGTAGAAGGGGTAATCCACGCCCCGGTTCTTGCTGGCGGCCAGCACGGTGGCATACCAGGACAGGGAGATGTCCTCGTAGCAGACCACCGACAGGCCGCTGGGGTTGCGTACGTCGGGCTGGCGGGACTTGCGGCCGGTCTCCAGGAAGCCGTATTCCTTGAAGGTGAGGTCGCCGCCGTTGCTGGTGATGCCGCCGTCATCCTTCACCTGGGTGATCTGGGTCCAGGTGCCGGCCTCGTAGATGTTGCCGCCGCCGGAACCGGCCGGGTAGAGGCTGGTGCTCTGGCTGTCGAAGCCTTCAGCGGTGACCAGGTAAGGGCCGGAGCCGCTGGGGGACTTGGCGCGATAGATGTTGCCGGCCACTTCGGACCAGCCGCCGTCCAGCTTGAACAGGTCATTGGCGGACAGGCTGGGGTTGCTGGCGAAGCTCAACACTGCCTCGGACGCGTTGGAAATGCTGGAGAAGGCTTGGGCGGCGGAGTAGACGCCCATGAAGATTTTGGAGCCGGCGACGCCAATGGCAGACATGGCTTTTCCTTTCGATGGTCAGGTGGAGATGGAGATTTGCAAGGTGGCGGCCATGCGCAGGGTGGTTTCATCCACTTCGCTGCCTCGCCCTTCGTAGCGCCAAGCCGTGCCGGCCAGGGCGGCCACCACGGCATCGGCGATCTGTTCCGCAACCACCCGGGTAGTGGCCCAACAGGCCACGGCCATGCCGGCCTTGCTGGCCAGGACGGTGCCTTCCAGGGTGGTGACGGGTTCGGTGCTGACCCGCTCATAGCCGATATACGGCGGGTCTTTGTCCTCGGGAACCAGGTCCGGGTAGATGCGGGTAGAGACCAGGGCCGTGACGCCGGCGGCGCCGGTGAGCAGGGTGTAAAGCTGGGTTTCGGCGCTCATGGCTCAGGCATAAAAAAACCCGCCGAAGCGGGTTGGTGGGTGGAGGCTGGCCGGATCATTTGCGTTTGTTGGCCTTGTCGATGCGGGCCTTCAGCCTGGCCTGGAAAATCTGGATGGCCTGGGTGCTGTTGGCCTTGAAGGCGGGTTCCATGAAGGCCTGCCGGCCGTGGCGGGCGGTGCCGAATTCCTGGAAGCGCCAGTAGAACGGGTCGAATGGGTTGCGGGCCCCGGCCTTGCCGCCCAGGCCTTTGCGCTTGCGCACGGCGACGTAGACGCCGATTTCGCCGTTCTTGCCGTTGAACACCTTGCTGGCCTTGACCATGATGCTGCGCTTGAGGGTGCCGGGCAGGCGGTATGGATGTTCCTTTTTCAGGGTGGGCGCGGCGGCGATGGCGGCTTTCTGGATCGGCCGGGCGGCGTCGCGCAGGGCGGCGCGGGCAACTTTACGGCGCAAGTCCGCCGACAGTTCATTGATGGCGCGGTTGAGGTCGT